CTCTGGACAGTGTTTAACCAGATGAGTTTATAGAGGCGACCGATAGTCGCACTCGCTTTGTCGCCCACCAAGACCAGCTCGCGCATCTGGATATTGGTCGCGCGAATGGCTTCGTGGGGATTGTTCGTGTCGGTATTGATGGGTAATAAGGTCGCAACATGTTTCGGCGACCATTTTTCCGCAATATAGGCGGTGGTCTTCTCTACAAACTCGGGGGCGTATTTGCGATTCTCCGTTCGCATATAGGTAATATGACCCAGTTGGTACAAAGTCTGACAAGCGGACATCGTTTCTTTGGCGCCGAGACGCATCGTGTTGTTTGCCGCCTGTAGGAGCGCCGAGGTATTGAAAGGTTTGGGGGGTGCTCGTTCGGCGAGACGCTGTTCACCCGCGACGAAAACGTGCGACCATGTCTTGGATACCGTCAAAAACCCCTCTACCTCGGCGTCTTGTTCAAACTCTTGGTCCAATGTGAATAGGGTATTTTGAGGAAAAAACGCCGCCTGGACGCGGTGTTTCTTTGTAGCAACCTCTTTCGCTTTCTGCTCGTTGTCATAGACGAGCTTGAGCGCGGGAGTCTGGCACCGTCCCGCCGACAAGGCATTCTCGTTATTGCGGCACACGTGGCGCCACAAGAGAGGACTGACACCGAACCCCACGAGCATATCCAGGACTTGGCGTGCTTGTTGAGCGCGGACCATATTCATATCAATGAGACCCGGATTGGCGACGGCTTTTATTAACGCGGGTTTGGTGACCTCGTGGAAAAGGATTCGACGCGTGGTCTCTACGGGGAGCCCGAATACCTGGCAAATGTGCCAGGCGATGGCCTCGCCCTCGCGGTCGTGGTCCGATGCGAGAATGATGTTGGTGTTCGGATATTCGGCAATGGTTGCACGCATCTTTGCCACGTGGTCTTTCTTCTCGGGGTCAATCGCGTACTTGGGTTCAAAGTCGTTTTGGATGTCGATGGATTTGATGCCGTCCATTATGCGAATGTGCCCGAGACAAGAAATACACTTGTAATCTGCGCCGAGATAAGACTCAATGCTCTTGCATTTGCTGGCGGATTCCACGATGATTAAATGGCCTTTGTTTAAAGGCGCCGAAGGCGCCTTTTTCGTAGAAAGAAGAGCCTTTGTTTCCAGTGCCTTTTTCGTAGAATGAGGTGCCTTTGTGTCAGACGCCGAAGGTGCGACTTGTTCCGGCGAGGTTTTCTTCTTGGGTCCCATTATCTAAAATACATAAATAATGTTTATGTATTTTCCCAAAGTTGTATTACGAGAACCTCTATTCTGCCGCCAAATAATTGCGTCCATTGTATGTGATGGTGGTGACACCCAGAAACACAAGAAATAATTTGTCAAATATAGATAGAATATAGGATTCTTGGAACGCAATGTAAGTGAGATAAGGGCCATAAATGAAAATATCAATTAAGCGTACAGATTGTGTCTTGCCTTTCTTGGTTGCGGTAAACCAGCCGATGAAAGCAAAGACAATGGCGGATATTATAAGAATCGGGGGCGTGTTCATTATATTATATGGGTGTAATTTTATGATTTCTTATTCTTCCTACTTGCCTTCGGTCTTTTTCTACGAGACTTTCTTCCTCCTTTCTTCTTTTTGCCAATAATACTAAGTATCTCTGTTTTCACGGGGTCTCGTAAAACGGATGCAAGCGATAGAGGTGTTTCTCCTTCATCATTTTTGGCATGTATGTTTGCTCCGGTATCTACTAATAGTTGGACCAGTTTCTTCAGATGGGCTCTCTCACGAATCAGTTTGAGTACCAAGTGGAGTGGGGTATCGTTTGAATCCGTGTTCACATCATTTATAGAGGCTCCCGCTTTTATCAATGTTTCTAATACCTCCGTGTGGCCTTCTTGAGCCGCCATTATAATCGCGGTTCCCGCGTCACTCCGATGATGGATGTTGGACCCAGCGGCTAATAATTCTTTCACGATGTCGTTGTATCCTGCTTGAGAGGCAAGGATGAGTGCGGTTTCACCGGTGCTATTTGCTAGATGAACGTCGGCACCTTTGGACAATAAATCGGTGGCTATTGCGATGTCGCCATACTTGGATGCTTTCATTAACTCGGTTTCACCCTCTCTATCTAGCTTATTAATGGACGTAGCGTATTGTGACATATATTATTTGGTGATAATATATGACTAAAACTCATAGGATGGAGTTCCCTTACAATATACCCCGTTCCGATACATTATAATTAGGAAGGTTCAAAAGGCGTAAGCTTTGCTGAATACCTGGGTTTCCTTTACTAAAAACTCATATGGTGGAGTTTTACCAATGAATCTAACTATAACTGGTACCTTCAGCACCAGAAAAGTTAATACATGTTAAAAACTCATAACTTCCGATCTGTATTGTTTCGACACAATGATTCTGATTGCCGCCATATTGCCGCTACTCGGCCTTCTCTTCTTCCCCTCTTCTCCTTTTGCTACAGATCCGTTCATATAGTTGCTATAATGGACATAGGCATCATAAAGCGAGACTTGGTTAAGGACTTGGCGCCATCCTTCGCACCCAAGTCGGTCTTTTAAGTCTTCCATGGCCATCTGGATATCCAGCTGCTTATCCCATAATCGGTTCTTCATCTTGTAAATATATTTTTCCCCCTCTATTTCCACCTCTGGATAAAAGTACGTAATCAAGTCACAAATCTGTTTCTCACTCATCTGTTTCTCATGAATCTGTGCAGCCGATTCCCGTCGCGATTCTGTCCATTTTTTGAACAGCACCGCGATTTCGCTGACTTCCAGCTCCAATTCGGTCTCATCCACTTCCATTGTGTCATCCCAGAACTGGAGAAACTTACACACGCTCGGCAAATATTTGCTATTGATTCCAACAAACACATCCGCCTCTACATCGTAGTAGTCGGACAATCGTGATGTCAAATAAGTCTTCAATTTGGCGGCAACAATTACATTGGGCAAATGCTTGGCCTCTAAGAAATGCTTCCATAAGTAGGACATGTTTTTCCAAGATATTTTGGTGTCGACGGATGAAGACACTTTCGTGTCAACCGTTGAAGACACTTTCGTGTCAACCGTTGAAGACACTTTGGTCTCTGACGCCTTTGTCTCTACAGCTGACACTCCAATGTACTCACCCACAAACATATCCACCAGTGTATCGGGGCTGATATTCTTTAAGAAGAACACGGCATTCACCAGCTCGGAATCGTTGCTATATTTAAGCGCGTAGTTGTCCGAACTCGTGTATCGGTTGGCATAATGGCACGCAACGCATAAGATATCCAAGCCTCTATCATTCAGCATCAAATCTGAGTCAACAGCGCCATTGAAATTAAAAATGCGGATACTTGAATAACTGCGATCCGCGTGGTATTTGTATTTGAATGTTTGCGACAAATTACAGCCAAACCATGACTGACACAATGTGTTGAGACGGTGTATAAATTGTTTGGCAGAGGCGGGAATGATGTGGATGAGAGAGGCAGGGTTCTCATCTTCGGGTAAGGTCGTGCTTCGCACTTCGGTCACACTACGTGTTTCGGTCGTGCTTCGCACTTTCCCTACGATGTTTTCGCCTAAAATCGTCAAAAAGTACTTAGCCTCTGTCTTTGTCTTGAAAATCGCCGGACAAAACAGATTCAGCACCGCCTGAATCGTGCCCGACTCCGGTATCGCCTTGTACAAATGATTGTCCTTAATCCTCTTCATAATGGTCGCCTTGGTCTTGTGTTTCCACTGCATCAAGTTGGCATCACGACTAATGGTTGAGAGCACATTAAAGAGGATATCATCTTCTCCATATTGTCGATAATAGTCACCGTTATAATAGAAAAATGTCTCGGTGGATGGATGATAGAAGTACCGATTGTTATAGAGGAAATGCTGGATGAACGAGTCTTGTTCGGCGGTGAGCTCGTCAATGCGCTGGCTGCGTTCGTTGTGGGTGCGTTCAATGTTCTCAAAGATGAGAGGCAACTGAGAACAAACATAATTGGTGACTTTCTGTTCCATAAATGGATTTTGTTCGTATTTTGCGTAGATTTCTTTGATAGCCTCTATGATTCGTTCTTGGTTTGACATTATTAAAAACAATATAAAAATGTGTTTATATCGTTTGGTTTGCGACATTAAAGCTTTTTTTGCCTTCGGCTTCGGCAATAATGGCTTTTCTTGGTCTTCACGTAAGTACACGACTTGGTGGCGCGCTTACATTTCTTGACAGTTTTTCGGCAACATCTGACTTTCTTCGGCATTCTATATAATATCAAAGAATTATTTATTATTTTGAAATGCTTTCTTTTACGAATTACTTCTTACTTCTTCGGCTCTTTCTGGCAGTCTTCTTGACATAGCCAAATTTGCCCTTTTCGGCAAAAAAACCGTGCTTCTCCAACCTCTTCTCCTTCTTGGCAGTGGCGTGCTTCTTGGCACTCACAATGCGACCCCACTTGTTCATCACAAGCTGCGACTTGGTGAGTCCGCCAGTTGTCTTGTAGGCAGTGCCATTGTGGACTTGGGTGCGGGATCCGAATAACTCGGGGTATTTCTTTCCATGAACATGATACATATCATCCTCTTGTCTAACAGGTTTCTTCATCTTCGTATATTACTGCCCCAGAAAAAAACGCTTGTCTAATTAGTAAGAGGCACAATGGTAGGCTGGCGCGGAATGAGTCCGGGGCTCAACGTACTCATGTCGTATACGATGATTGTCCGTTTGCGACCCTCATTCGTGGTGGATGTTAACAACTGGCTATATCTCTGTTTCTGGCTAATATTGGGATTATTGCCTCCGGTGACGACCTTGTTATAGAGGATGGTTCGTCGCGCACCACACCACTGAAGTCCGCGCCGCATACATTTGGACGATGTTGTATCCATATTATACATCAGTTCAAGAAAAAACAACGCCCCCTTATGGACCGTACCTTATGGACCGTACCTTATGGACCGTACCTTATGGACCGTACCTTATGGACCGTACCTTATGGACCGTACCTTATGGCAATGATTATATTCATTCTTTGTCTGCCTTTACCTTTCGGATCACTTTGACAACCTTTTTGGGACCACTCGGCTCCGCGTTCTGGATTTGCTCGCGCACCTTCTTGTACTCGCCATACTTGGTCTCCAGCTGTTCCAACTCGTGTAGCCAGATTTGCTCCGGCGTTGTGCGAGTTAGCACATCCAGCTCCTTCATCATATCGTCGCGCTCTTTGCGCAAGCGTTCCACGTTTTCCGCGGTCACCGAATCCATCGGCATTTTGACTAAATATTTGTAGTCGCCATCTATGGGTTCAAACCCCGAATCCGCTAAAGTCTTGACAACGGCCTCGGCGGATTTGCGGCGCAAGTCTATCTTGTCAGTCAGCGTGTATTCAATGTATTTGGCGCGGCTTGACAACAGCGCGGTCTTCTTCGTCATGTCCGCCAACAAATGGGCCTTGCGCACGCCATACGCCGCCAGACGCACACCATAATAGTCGCGAATCAGCTCGTCCGTATTCTCATACTTGGTCAGCTTCCCCTCACCATTGAACATATGGATATTGGATGTCTTCACCGTGGTCGTCAGTTTCAACAGCTTCTCTATGCCGTCAATGCCGTTCGCGTCTTTCTGCGCAATCAGCTCATCTACACGACCCTTGGGCAACACGACGGCGATATTGATTCCCACTTCGGTACAAAGGGATGTGAAGTCTTTGATTTGCGGGACGACCTTCTTGCCATCTTTATCTACGCCGCCGTCCATCATCTCTTCCAACGTCTTCGTATAAGGCATCGTCCAACGACCTACCGGTAACTCGGACACTGTAATCGTGTCTGGCCCCGTGCGCTCATACCGACCTTTAATCAAGTATTTGTCGGCTTCTATCTTCGCAATGGTGCCGCGGAACCCCTCGTAATAAGGCGTCAGCTCCACTGGAGCCGTGCCGCGCAACAGGGCGCGAACATACGCAATCAGATCGCGCGGATTGTATGGCGGAACGGAGCACGAGAACCCCGTGCCAATACCGCGGATTCCATTCACAAGCGCAAAGGGGATGATGGGCACATAATGCTCCGGCTCCACCAGTGTTCCATCATCGTCTAAATATCTGAGAACCGCATCATCGGCGTCGGGGAACACAAATCGGGTAATGGGGTTGAGCATTGTGAAGATATATCTCTCGGACGCGGAGTCGTCGCCGCCCTGGAGCCGAGTACCGAACTGGCCGTTGGGTTCCAACAAGTTGATATTGTTGGAGCCGACGAAGTTCTGCGCCATATTCACGATGGCACCGTTCAAACTCGCCTCACCGTGGTGGTATGCGCTGTTTTCAGATACGTATCCCGAGAATTGCGCGACCTTGATTTCACTGGTGAGTCGGCGCTTGAATGCCGAGAACAGGATTTTGCGCAAACTGATTTTGAGACCGTCCATCGCACACGGGATGGAACGCGCACAATCGTAGTTGCTGAAATGGATGAGCTCGCGGTCAATAAACTCGGTGTAAGATACGCTCGGGCGACTCGTGTTCAAGAATGCGCTCTTGTCGTATTTCTCAATGAGCCACGTCTTGCGGTCATTGGCGCGTTTGTCGTTGAAGACCTTGTCAACCACGTCATCACTTGTGGCCGGTTCATAGACGAAATCCACGATCTTCTTGTTGGCGAAATACTCCTTGAACTCCTCCGATTTAGATGTGCCTAAACCCTTGAAGTATTTGATTTTCCACGACGCGGCGACCAATTCGCCGAGCTGGTGTTTCCACGCATCGTACTCTCCATTGTTGTAGAAGGAGAGTGTCTGTCCGCCCTTGGATGCGCGCAAGATGGGCGTGTTCATAAATGAGATGAAACCTGGAATCTGCGTGAGCGACTTCCATTCACAGTGGAACAAGTTGATACAGAGACCCTTGATATGACTGCCGTCTGTATCTTGGTCGCACATAATCATGATTTTGCCGTAGCGCAAACGGGATTTGACGTCTTCTAGTGATTCGTAAGTGCGGCCATTTTCTAGGCCTAGGATTTTCTTGATGTCGGTGATTTCCTTGTTTTCCGTGATTTTCTTCACGGATTCGCCGCGAACATTTAGGAGTTTTCCGCGAAGGGGATAGATGCCAATGACATTGCGGTCGGTGGCCGATAAGCCGGACACGATGCCGGACATCGCACTGAGCCCCTCGCACAAAATCAAGATACAATCGCCGGACTTCTCGGTGCCACTGTGATTGGCGTCCAAGAAGTTCTCAATGCCGCGAATATTCTTGGTCTTGGAACCGTCCGTCTTCTTGGCGGCGACGTTCTTCTCCTTTGCCTGGGTGAGGTCGCACGCGGTGTCCATCACGCCCATCTTGGCGACCTTCTCAATGAAGACGTCGCCAACAGTACAAGACGACCCAAACTTATTGGAGGGCGTATTCATGAAATCCTTCGTCTGACTATCAAACGCGGGGTTCTCAATATTACAACGTAAGAACAAGATGATTTGTTCTTTGATGGCGGCGGCATTCACGCGCACCTTCTTCTTCTTCTCAATGAAGTCTGCCAGTTTTCGCACGATTTGTCCGACAATGTAGTCCACGTGTTTTCCGCCCTTGTAAGTACAGATACCATTGACGAATGAGACTTGCGTGAACTCTTGCGCCGGAGCGAGAGCGACGGCATATTCCCAGTGTCCGCATTCGGACGCCTCATAGACGCGCTTCGCATCATCCTTGCTGCCAATATACATATCAATGTATTGTTGGAAACTCTTGAACGGGCACGGGATGCCATTGTAGGCGAACTTGAGCTTCTTCTCTGACTGGTCGGTCACCGCGCAAATATCGTAGAATCGTTTCCGGAACAGCGCGAGCATATCGGGCGTCAAGTTGGCGATGCCGAATCGGCGGTAATCGGGCTTAAAAGACACCTTCGTATAGGGTTTCGCGGCGGCGCCTTTCACCTTGGTAATCACGGGCGGCTCCACGACGTCCAGGTTCTGCGAGAATCGCTGGAAGTATTTGAGACCGCGCTTGTGATCTACCGTCTCTACGTATCCTTCCGTTGACCAGATGAGCACGAGTTTGAATCCGAACCCGTTCTTTCCGCCGACGATGCGCTTCTCATCCTTGTCATAATTCGTGGATGTGCGCAGTTCTCCAAATATCATTTGCGGAATCCAGACGTTGTATTCGGGGTGTTTCGCGACGTCTATGCCGTTGCCGTCGTTCTCCATGACGATGGTGCCATCTTCGGCATTCACATCTACATTGATGTAGGATACAAGTTTTGTACCGTCGGGGTCCGCGGCGTGGCGCTGAATCATCCGGACAACGTGGTCGCGACAATTGACGATGCCTTCATCAAAGAGTTTGTAGAGTCCGGGAATGTATTGGATGGTTTTGCGGATGATCATGGTGTCCTCGTTTACCCAGAGATGTTCGTCCACATTTTCAATGGACCCGATATAGGTATCGGGGTTGTCCAAGATGTGTTGCTTGTCGGTCTTCTTTTGGTATTGTTTTGCGAGATTCATTGTTGCTGACATTTTATGTATTATTATTATGCTTTTAAATAATAATACGAAATCGTTTTCAATTTTATGCGTAGGTGGTCAGCGTTTGAATTACGATGTTGCTTGTCATGGTTGTTACGTTTGTGATAAATACGTAAAATTGCTGGACGTAACAAGTTGTACTTGTGGGTGTGGTAAATGGCCCCTTCACCGCAGGTACGCCGGTTGCTCCATTTGTCAATGTTAATGCCGCGATTGAACTTAAATACATTGTTGTTGCAGCACCGCTGTAAATAAATGTGAAAACATAAGACCGATTTGGTATTGCTGGAATATTTGTAAAAGATACCGAATATGGACCGGCTCCAAATGAAGTAATATATCGTATTAAACCTTGTCCAAATGATGATGTTAATGCTGCGCTCACAGCACCAATATTGATAAGCCTCTCTGTAACATTACTATAAGCAAGTGTTCCTGATACATCAAAATTGTATTCGGGTGTGAACGTGTTGACACCGACGTTTCCTGTTCCGGCACTGGCATAAAGGGACATACGGTCGCTATTTATATTTCCAGAGCCATCTTTGCTTTCTATACCAACTACCATTAAACCACTGTTGGTTTCTCCTGTTATTAACGAATTACTATTATCAAAATATTGGATGTATCCGTAATCGCTGTTACCCGTGTTGGGAGAGGTGAATGTGATGGAAGACTGACCGCCGGTTGCTGTATGAGAGAGGACGAGCGATCCGGTTGCCGCCGATGCCGCCGTGCCGAGGCCAGTTTCTGTTATTCGGACATCTCCACTTACATCCAATGAATATAATGGATCCGCCAATCGGTTGATACCAAGAGAACGTGATAATTTTGTATTACCAATTTGGACATTGCCGTTGAAACTGGTATCAAAGGAAAATGTGTTGGCACTGTAGCCTGGAATAGAGGCACTGATGGCAGAGCCATTTACAAGGATACTTCTGGCGTTCAGGGTTCCGCTGACATCTAGATGGTACCCAGGAACAGTCGTGTTTATACCGACAAGGTTTGTTCCCATTCCCAGATAGACGTTTCCATTCACGCCTAGGTCACCGCTAATATCTAGGGCGTATGCGGTACTTGGGGCTTTGTTAATACCGACGGAAATGGTGCGTGTCGTGCCGATTTGGATGTTTCCTGCGAAGGATACATCGGTCAAACTAGAGGCGTAGTTTGATAGAACAGAGTTAATACTGGCATCAATGGATGTCTTGTTATAGATGTTTCCGTTGATACTGGCATCGATGGCTGTCTTAGTATAATAAAGAGCAAGGGAACTATCAATCACGGACTTGCTAGAATATAAGCTCAACAAGCTATTTATACTGCCATCAATGGACGTCTTGTTATAGATGTTTCCGTTG